GGCTGCTGTGGAACGCGGGCTCAAGCATCATCGAGGGTTTCCTCGACGGTCTGAAATCCGCGTGGAACAACGTGACCGGGTTCATCGGCGGCATCGCCGACTGGATCGCGGAGCACAAGGGCCCCGCCGCCTACGACAAGGTGCTGCTGGTGAAAAACGGCCGCCTCATCATGCAGGGCCTCGCCAAAGGCCTCGGCCTCGGCTTCGACACCGACGTGCGCCGCGCCATCGGCAACATCAACGGCCGCCTGTCCAACGTCGTGTTCAACGGCGGTACCACCGCCGGCAGTCAGGCGGCCAGTACGGCCACCGTTTTCAACGTCACGTTCAACGCGCCCGTGGACCGCGAGGGCGTGGCACGCGAAATCAGGAAGATTCTCCGCGACTACGACCGGAAGCGAGGCAACTGATGGCGCAGCAGTGTTTCATGTTCCTCGACTGGGGCGACGGCTGGAAGTCCGTCAACGACCATGCCGAGGACGTGGCCGCGTTGGCCGGCTTCAGCATCCAGTGGGGCACCGATGACCTCGCCGAACAGCCCGAACCGTCGGTGATGTCGTTCACCTTGCGGGATCGTACCGGGTGGCTCACCGGCCGCGCGCTCACATTGGCCGGGGCCCGCGTGCTCGTGCAGATCAGCGAACAGCCCACGTGGGGCATGCTCCGAGACGATATGGGCCCATGGTCGGCGCAGCATATGCGAGTGGAAGCGATGCACCAGGCTTACACGCCCGGCCTGCCTTCCAGCACGTCCAGCACGGCAATCACCCTGTTCGACGGACTGGTGCAGAACGGCGGCGACGCGCGACCGCATGGCGACGGATGGCTGCTGGAATTGAGCGCCAGCGGTCGCATGATCCTGTGGAAGAGATTGCAGAAGCAGGGGCCAACGTCATCCGACGCCAGGTATGCGGGACTGCATTGGGTCGCCGGCATGAGCGGCCGTGTGGAAGAGCTCAACCGGCGCGCCGCCGACGCCGACGCTCCCCGGGTCTCCGTATCCGGTTTGACCTCCACCGATTCCATGGCGGCCTATAAGACCGACGATTATCCGTCCCAACTGGATTTGCTGCATCGCACGTTCGCGCATGAGAGCATGTGGCCCATCTGGTACGAATACCCGGATCGTGCGGTGAGCCGTCTGGATTACATGCCGTTCGGCGTTCCCGTGACGCTCGGCGTCGATACCGTGGGACGGTTCACCGTGACCGACTGGACCGGAGAGACGCTGGACGGTTTGGACGCTGCCGAAATCATCATCGACGACGAACAGACGCTGACCATCCCGGAACCCGTCACGCAGTTCGTCATCCAGGGCAAGACCGCGAAGGCAAGCGACGGCGTGCTTGAGTTCGACCAGCACGACACCGAGCTATCCGACCTCGGCACGCTGCCGGCCAACCTGAAAACCACCCAGTCAAGCGTCACCGTTGAAGCCGACGTGGTTTCAGCGGACGAAAGCGGCGGAGTGTGGACCCGCGCAGGCGGCACCGTATGGACGCCTGGCGACGATGAACGCGCGGCGTTCTCCCGTCTGCTCGTCACGGTTGACCGGCGATTGCGGCCGGAGACCATCGTGTTCGACAGCCGCAGGCTCGACCCAGCAACGCACGCGCGCCTGTATCTCACCGCCAGCAGCGGCCCGCTGGTCATCCAGGGAGCCACGTCGTCACGGCTCGCCGGCGACGACGGAAACCCGGCGGCATCCGGCGCGTGGGCAAGCATCGGCGGCACGCTCACCTACCAGTGGAGGAGCGGCCGGCCACTGCTCCGCAACGAGGTGACGTTATGGCCGCTGCCAGTCGCCGCAGCTGCCGTCGCCACCTGGGCAGACATGGGCTCATGGCCCGTCACCTGGACTCAGGCGGCGTTCACCTTAGCTGAACTCGCGCTGATTTACGACTACCAGCAACAAACCACCATGGAGGAATCATGAAGACCACGGACATCTACGGACTTCCATACATCGAGGCCGACGACCTCGTATCCGCCGCGCCGGCGCAGTTCAAGACCATGGCCGAGGGCATCGAAACCGCTCTGGTCGAGGTCGATTCACGCAACACGCCGGCCGGGGTGAAACCCGTCATCGCGACCACGCTGGAGGCGCTGGCCGCGCAGACCGGCGTCACCGGCCAGACCGGCTACGTCACCGCCGACACGACGACGGCGAACAACGGCCCGTATTTCTGGAACGGCTCCGCGTGGCTCCCCTACGCGACCGGCGGCATGCTGGACGATTTGCGGAACCAACTGACACAGGGTTATGAGTCCGGCACGTTCAGCGGACAGACGAACGGCGACGCCGTGGCGGAAATCTCGTGGAAGTCCCACACGACCAAACCGGCGGGCATGGTCGTCACGAGACTGCGAATCGACAACCAATCCGACGATTCCACGGTGTACATAGTGCCTTACCTGTGGTCCCTGCGACCCGGTTCGGCATGGGTGCGGTTCCGCAACAACCTCATGAACACGTGGGCCACGACGTACGCGGTGAGTTTCTGCTGGTTCGCCTGGTGGGACTAGGCGAACGTCACGCCGGCCGGTATCGGCAGCGTTCGCGGCGTGTGCAGGCACCTGTCGTTGACCGCCATGCCGCCGATTACCGAAACGCTGCCGTCGGTGTTCCACTTCGCCTGTTTCGCGAAGTTGCTGCCGGGAATGGACCAGAGACAGCCGAGACTCACGGCCCTGGATGGCTTCGGCCCTGATGCGTAGTGGAAGACCGGGAAATCGGACGACAGCGTCACGGCGCTTTTGAAGCCGCTCAGATGCACGTGCAGCAGGCGGTTGGCCCTGTCCACGACGATTTCCATTCCGCCGCCGTAGGAGTCCGGCTGGAAACTGCCGGTGTTCTGCCAGGTGAATTTCGCGGACTCATAACCCTGTGAACCACACCCCCGATGAAGGGAGATCATGACCGAGAACGTAATCATCGCAATAGTCGGCGCTGTCGGCGTCGTCGCCGGCGCGTTCGCGCAGCAGCTCGTGACGGCGGCACGCGACCGTATGGAAGCGTACCGGCTCGCGCAGCAGATGCAGGCCGACAACGCGCTGCTGTGGCAATGGAACCGACAGCTGGTTGACCACATCTACAAGGGATTGGGGCCACCGCCGCCCGAACCCCCTGAAAACCTTTTCGACCACGACGACTGACGGAAGGAGAGAAACATGGTCGGATACGCGAAGGCCGTGTGGCGCGGCAGCCCGAACCACTATCAAGGCCGCAACGGCTACAAGGTGACGCACATCACGCTGCACATCATGGTCGGCTCGCTCCAGGGCACGGATACCGTGTTCCAGCGATCCAGCTACCGGGCGTCCAGCACCTACGGCGTCGGCACAGACGGCACCGTCTACCAGTGGGTTGACGAGATCAATGGTGCTTGGTGCGACGCGAACATGGCCAGCGACTGCTCAGGCATCAGCATCGAGCACGCCGGCGGTATCGCCGGCATCGCGCCGACCGACGCCGAATATGAGGCGTCCGCGCAGCTCTGCGCGGATATCGCCCGCCGTTACGGGTGGACGAAGCTGTGGCACGACGAGACCGGCAACCGCACCGGCAATATCGTGCTGCACCGCGAGGTGCCCGGCACGGATCACGCCGGCTGCCCCGATAGGGCCGTGAACGGCCTGGACGTGGCCCGCGTCATCAACAGGGCGAATCAGATTCTGAACAACCAAGGAGGAACAGACATGAGTTGCGCGCTTATGATCCGCGACGACGACACCGGCGTGGTCTATTACTGGAGCCCGGAGACAGGCCGCATCGGTTTGGGGCATCCCGACCAGATGAAGGTGCTGGAGGACGCTGGCGTGAAGCTGATCCATTCCAGCAAGAAGGCCACGTGGGCCGCCCGCGCCGATCAGATCAGCGGTTACGTGCAGGCTAAGACCACCGCGTATGAGAAGGCCCAGACGGCCGCGCTGGAAGCTCTGGCGAAATCGGTGGGCGCGAACCCATCCGACATCACCAAGACCGTGAGCGAGGCCGTCAACGCGGCGCTGAAGAACCTCACGGTGACGCTCACGAACAAGGAGGCATGATGGATTACGGAGAGGAACAGGTGGAAGGCGGCGACCCGCGTACGCCAGGCGTCAGCGGTGCGACCATCGCCCGCGCCCTCGTGCTGCTGCTCGGCTTGATTAACGCATGCCTGGTCATGTTCGGCGTCGATACCATCCCCATCGCCGACGAGACGGTTAACCAGCTCGTCGCGCTCGTGTGGAACGTGGGCGCCGCGCTGTGGGCGTGGTGGAAGGACAACCCCATCACACCCAAGTCGCGCGCGCAGCACGCGGCCTAGCCGGCCAACGTCACCGCGTCCAGACCGACACGCAGCCGGCTATCCGGCATTGCCACGTAGATTTGCGTGGTCTCCACACTGCTATGCCCCAGCAGCTTCGAGACCAGCAGCAGATCGTGCGTGGTCTCGTACATGCGCGTGGCGTA